CCCGCCATTCACCACGGCTTTTCTGAACGGGCAGGGCACCAATCCAGTTATCACAGGCACCGCCAATTGGACGATCCAAGGCGGGCGCTTCTCTGGTGCCGAGATCTCGCTGTTCTCGGCGGTCAGCGGGGCGAGCAACCAGATCAACATGTTCAAGGCCGAGGGCACCCTCGCCTCTCCGACCAACACCAAAAGCGGCTTGGTTCTTGGCACCCTTGGTTTTGGTGGACACGACGGCACCAACTGGGTGCTCCCCAATTCCTCGATTCAATGCGTCGCGATGGAGAATTGGAGCGCCACCAATCGGGGTGCGCGGCTCGATTTCTACGTAGGCAGGCTCGGCTCTACCGCCCAGGACTTCGTGCTGTCGCTATCGGGCGCTGGTCTCGTGTGTTCTGCCCCCATTTTAACGAGCAACTCCACCCCAGCGCTTGCCGTAAGTTTAGTTTCCAGTCAGCTTAGTTCCAGCGTGCTGCGCTTCAAGCAGAATAGCGGCGACGAACTCTATGCTGGGTCGATCCAATACAAGCCCAGCTTTGGTAGCGATGCCCTGGCTATTGTCGGCGCCGGTACAACATCCGGCACCAGACTGGTGCGGGTGTTCGATAACCTGACGGTGCACGGCTCGTATTTATACATGCTTGGCGCGACCGGCGCGGTCAACGGCAGCGGTGGGCCGTTTATCTTTGCCGACAATACTAACATGGTATTTCACCTTGGCAGTGGTAACACCAATTTTGCGTTTCAGAACAAGGATGGGGCGAGCGGCACCTTTATTCTTGCAGGCGGAGGTATCTCTACATACTCTGGCGTTGAAACACACGGCACCAACGCCGGTTTCGCATTTGACAACCGCACTGGTGGAAGTCCAGCGAGCTACTCATTGTACGCCACCGCTGGTGCGGTCAGGCTGTGGAACAACGTAGACGGCGATTATTTGTGCTTTGCTGGGCCGACCAACGGTGGCGTTATTACGACCCTGCAAAATATCAGGACCGATGCCAATAACATCATCATAAACGCCAAATCGGGTGGTGTGGTGTTTCTCGGATGGGATACCACTAATGATGTTAAGTTTGGCAATCAGGCGATATTAATGAATGGCAAGGCGTTGTGGGGGGCCGATACTGGCGGCACGGCACGCACGCTGGCGTATATAGGTGTCGATAATGTAGCGCAGTTGGGTAGCGGCGCCAACAACACGCGGATATTAACCGCCGGTACTACTACCATAGACGGTTTCGGTTATCTGCAAGCTATGGGCATCCAATATACCGGCGCTTATAGCACCGCCAACTGGTTCAAGTTTGGCTGGGCCAATATCAATGGTGTTTTGGCAACAATCGCGGTTGACAATGGTGGCGCGGCTTACGCCCTCGCCAACGCTTCCGACCGCCGTATGAAGGACAACATTGCCCCCTCGACCTACGACTGCCTCGATACGGTCCTGAAAATCCCAGTGCGCGAGTTCAAGTGGCGCAAGTTTACCGATCCCTGGGCCTTGGCGGATGCGCGAGTTTCGGGCGAGGCAGTGCTGGTGCGGGCCGGTGTGATCGCCCAGGAGATCCACGAGATCTTCCCCGAGGGCGTGATGGCCGGTGACGATGACGATGACCACCTCGGCCGCGTCTGGCAACTCGAGCAAAACGTGATGATCGCCGCCCTGATCGGCGCCGTACAGCAGCTGCACGCCGAGATCGAAACCATGAAGTTGCCGAGATTCAATCTCTAGAGGTGCATTGATGGCAGCTACCGTCGACGAATGCGTCGCCAACTTCACCCGCCAGCCGGTCATCATCGATCGCACCTACGCCCGCGTCTTCGCCTGGGCCGCCTACACCAGTGCCTTGCCGCTGCCGCCCAACAACACCGCACCCGACCCCGAATTTGTGCGCCAACAGATCGTCGCCGAGCGCACCCCAACCCAAGCCTCCCTCTACGCGCAGCAGATCACCTCCTACCTGCTCGAGGTCCCCAACATCACCTCGCGGGTCCGCGAGCACATGAGCGCCTGGAACGACGAGGCGACCGAAACCTCGCTCGCCACCGATATCGACGGCGCGCTTGCCACCGTGATGCCGCGCTACGCCAAGGACACGATCTCCGACTACGACGTCGCGCTGTGGTGCGACAAGAACGGCTACCCGAGGCCCGACGGGCTCGTGCCACCCTTGCCGCCAACGCCGACGATCTGATGTTCGATTTCCCCAACGCGCCGACCAACGGACAGCTGGTCCAGGGCGGTGCGGGGCAGTTCTATGCCTGGGACGGGGCCAAGTGGGTCGGCCAAATGCCGCCTGGCCCGTTGCCGATCGCTTCTGGCGGAACGGGGGTCACCACCGCCGCCGCGGCACCCTGGGTCGAGCTCGTCGGCGATACGATGTCGGGCCAGTTGATCCTGCAGGCGACCAACCCGACCGACAACAATGCCGCCACCCGTAAGCTCTATGTCGACAACGCGGTCTCCAACGCGCTCGCCATCGCAAATATGAAGGTGGCTCTGGCCGGGGACACGATGACGGGACCGCTCGTCATCAACCAGAACGCCGCCGCGCTTCCGGTTGCCAATTTCGGCGGGTTGCAAGTAGCGGGTGCCGATGGTCAGCCTCAGTTGATCTACCTCACTTCCTTTGGCGGTGCCGGTGCGCCCAATGCTCAGTACCGCACGCGCACCGCGCGCGGCACTCCCGCCGCCCGCACCGCGATGCAATCGGGCGACGCAATCGGCGCTTACTCGGCAGAGGCGGCAGCCAGTGCCACGGCGTGGGGAACGCCAGCGGCGATCTCGTTTTTTACCCGTGAAGCTTGGACTGCCACAGCCAACGGCTCCTATATGGCAGTCACAACCGTCCCGGTTGGTTCGACAGTCGGGGAATATCCGGCAATGTTCGGGCGCGGGCTGATTGTCGGCGGCAGCATCGCGGATGATTTCGGCTTCCCCGGTTCAATTTCTGTAGTGTCGAATGCTGCCGGGCAAGCCCTTATCAAGATGTCCACGTTGGGGGTTCGCGCTTGGCAGAACTACGTGCAACGCACCAACGGATCGTGGCTTTTAGTCGATCAGACAACGCCCCGCCAGTGTATGGAAGTTACCAGTACCGGCGCGTGCTGGAATACCTCGGGAACTTGGGGGGCGACCTCTGACGAACGCAGCAAACGCGGCCTAACCCCTTACACCGCCGGGTTGAATGAAGTGCGGAAACTGACGCCGCAAAACTTTTTCTACAACGGTTTCGGGGGAACCGTAGATGACGGTGCGCCACAAGTTGGCTTGGTGGCGCAACAGGTCGAGCCGGTGTTGCCGGAACTTGTCAGCGAACGGTTGCATGTCCCAACGGATGACAGGGGACTGCCGCTAAGCGAAAGCGAGCCGGTTGTCATCAAAGGGGTTGATCCCGGTAAGCTGATTTACGCGCTCCTGAACGCGGTGAAGGAACTCGCCGCAAAGGTGGAAGCTTTGGAGGCGACACCGTGACGTTTTTCGCTAAGCGTTCGCACACAAACGGCGCGGATACGGAAGCGCTCGCCGCTGTTACGCCGCAGCCGGTTCCGGCAGTGCCGTCCTGTGGAAGGCGGTGCAGGAATTGACCGCACGAGTTAAGTCCCTGGAGGCGCAGACCCAGTAATGGCGCTCGATTTCCCGAACTCGCCGCTCACCGGACAGGTCTTTAGCGGCGGCGGCGGCGCCTGGCTGTGGGACGGCACCAAATGGATCTCCGCGGTCGCCCAGCTGCCGCCCGGCGCCGATGGCGATCAGCTGATCTTCCAGGGCACCGAGTGGACCGCGCAGCGCCCCCGCTACATCGTCAGCTGCTACGTCCCAGGGCTCCTGACCAGCAACCAGTTCATGCTGTTCCACCGCTTCCCGAAGGCGGTCACGTTCCCAGCCGGGTTCGCCGCCTACCTGGGCCTCCTGAGCGAGGCGGCGGCAGCCACCGCGTGCACCGCGACGACGATCCTGACGATCGCCCAAGCCGCCCCGACGGTCTTCATCAACATCGGCACCGTGACGTTCAACCCCGGTTCGGGGAACGGGGCCTTCGCCATGAGTGATCCGGTTACCTTCGCGCAGGGCGACATCATGCGGCTGCGAGCGCCGACCACTGCGGATGCCACGCTCAGCGACGTCTTTGTCACCATCGTGGGGTACGAAACCTAATGTCCCTCATATTTATGGATGGTTTCGACCGCTACGGTATCGGGTCGACCGCTGCCGCCCCAGTTGCCGTACAAACTTCACTACTGCAGGAGTGGAATACCGTAACTGCCGGTATGTTTAATATTGTGGCGCCGCTGAGTTTAACGGGATATGCGCTAAATGCGGGTGGTGGACCTGGCAGCATGAACAAAACGTTGCCTGGCAACTATCCTCGACTGATCGGCGGCTATCGCTTTAGCTCCTCCCTTGCTGCGAATACCAACGGCATCACGTTTACCGATGTCGCAACCGCCCAATGCTCGATCATCCTGCTCAATACCGGAGCGATCAGTCTGCGCACTGGTGCCGTCAATGGTGCCGCTATAGCCACTTCAGGGGTAACCGTCACCGCCAATTCGGTGCATTACCTTGAGTTCGACCTGACATTCTCAAATACCGGCTCATATCAGATTTGGCTGGACGGCATCTCAATTTTGTCTGGAACAGCCGATCTGACCGCCAGCGCCAACAACTATGCAAATGTGCTCAGTGTTGTAGTTAGCGCCGGGGTTGCGTCACTCACGATAGACGACCTCTATCTATTTGATACAACTGGCACAACGAACAATGCTGTGCTACTGACGTCACCGCGTATCGAGACCCAGTTTCCATCTTCCGATGGCGTAGTACAGTTTGCTGGCGGCGGCGCAATCCTTGGCACTAGCGCTGCGCGCAGCGGCGGCACCGCCCAACCAGTCGCCAACCAACTCAGATTGCGGACGTTTACTCCGTCCGTAAATATGACACTGATCTCGATAGCGTTCACGCCCGGGGGGACAAACTCCTCAGTACAGATGCGGCCGGTTCTTTACACCGACAATGCCGGTGTCGCAGACACGCTGATAAGCACCGGATCGGTTTCGGTCGGGGTCACCGTCGGGGTAATCAAGGCGTTGCCGTTGACCACTCCGCAGTCATTGACCGCCGGTACGCCGTACTGGATCGGCCTGATGACGGATATCGTCGTCACTAATCTTTACCAGGCTCTACAGAACGGCCTGCTCGACGACCGCATTGCCACGGTGACGTTTTCCTCGGGTGCTCCGGCTACCGCACCGGCAACATCCACCACTCAGTCCACACCGATCTGGGGCAATGGCACAATCACCGGCAACAACTGGTACGCTACCTCTCAAAACCCGCCGCAGGGCAACCTCTCCTACGTGTTCGATGCAGTCGTCGGGCACGAGGATCTCTACAATTTCCCGAATCTGTCGGCCCCATCGACCTTGATTTACGCTGTTGCCATGAAGGGCAACGTCTCAAAGTCGGACGCTGGGGCCAAAACCATGTCGCTGCGGGTGAAGTCAGGTGCAGTGGACAGCGGCGGAAGCGCTTCCAGTCTAGCTCCCGCAACATCCTATACCTGGATGACCTCTTACTTTAACGCCGATCCGGCGAACGGGATGCCTTGGACGACAGCTGGGGTTAATGCTGCCCAAGGCGGGATCAGGGTCGAATCGTGACCGACGTCCGAGGCTCTGGAATTGTTCGTGAGGCGCTGACCACCAGTCCTGCCGACGACAAGCTAGCCGGTGTTGCCCGCGAAATCCTGCTCGCCACTCCAACCGCGCTCACCGTCGCGGCGGTTTTTCGCGAGACCCTTCTTGCCACCCCGACTGCGATCACCGTTGCTGGCGTCCTGCGCGAGACCTTGATGACGATGCCTGCCGCCCTGACCGTGGCCGCTGTCGCGCGCGAGATCCTGTTCACCACCGCCACGCCGCCGTCCGGTGCCACGCCGCTGCAGACCGCCGTTTCCGTAAACACAGGCTGAACGCATGTCGATGTTCCCGGCAAACCCGCGCCTCGGTGATCAGATCACGGGCCCAAGCGGCGAGGTGTGGTCATTCGACGGCGTCAAGTGGACCCACCCGAACACGTTCGCCGTCCCGCCCGTCCCGCCCAAGATTACCCGCATCCAGGCGGGCCTAGGGCTCGAGGGCGGCGGCAATACGGGCGACCTCGTCCTCGCCCTAACGACGCCGATTCCGATCGAATATGGCGGCACAGGTGCGATCGACGCCGCGGCCGCTATCGAGAACCTCGGCGGCCCCTTCCAGTATTCCCTCGGCGTGATCGACGGCTCCCGGCCCGACGACGGCGAGGTCGGCGAGTACCTCGAGCTCACCCGCACCGCCAACCTGACGCAGGCCAGCGGCACCAGCCTTTCGATCGGCGCAGTCAGCCTGCCGCCGGGCGACTGGGATCTCTGGGGTCAGGCCGAGTTCCAGACCGGCGACAACAGCCTGCAATTCGCCTCTATCACGCTCGGCAGCAGCCTCGCGGTGCCCTTCAACGCGACAGGCAGCATCGCAGGGCCGCACACCAGCGTCATCTTCGCCGTGCCCGCCGCCCGCGTTCTCGGCGGCGCTACCAGCAACATCACGATCCTCGCGTCCTGGCGGTTTACGGCGCCGTTCATGCCATCCGGCGGCCCCCAGGTGCGGGTTACCACCCGCGCGCGGCGCATGAGGTAGACATGGCAGTCAATTTCCCCGACGCCCCAACCGCGGGCGAGATCTTTGAGCGCTGGCGGTGGGACACGGACAAGTGGATCCCCTCCGCTAGCACCAGCACGCCCTACCTGCCCCTGTCAGGCGGCACGATGTCGGGCCCGATCATCCTGGCAGCCAACGCGGCCGCGAACCTCCAAGCCGTCCCGATGCAGCAGCTGAACCAGCGTCTGGCGCTTTACCTGCCCCTGACCGGCGGGGCGCTGTCGGGCTCGCTATCGGTGACCGGCACGATGGTGGCCACCGGGCTGGTGCAGGGCAACCCGGTCAACTCGACCGGCGATCTGACGGCTGCGGGCAACATCGGCACCAACAACGTCGTCTACGCCGGAGCCGTGCAGGCGGCCACGTTCTACGCCAACCCCACATTCACCGGAAGCATCACGGTCAACGGCAATATCTCGACGCCGAACGGCGTCTATGCCGGTCTGGTGCAGACGCCGACCCTGGCGGGCAATACCACGGTTACCGGCTCCCTGCAGGTAAACGGCAACCTTGGCTGCAACAACACGATCTTTGCCACCGGAGCCGTCCAGACGCCGCAGCTGAACGGCAACGTCTATGTCACGGGCAATCTGAATTCAGGCGGTCAGGTGCAGGGCGACTCGCTCTACGCCCGCAACCGCATCGACGCTGTCGGCGGCATCTTTTGCAGCAACGTCATTCAAAGCAACCGCGGCGACGACCTTGCCTTCTACGCGCCCTATGGCGGCTGCACGATCGCCACCGCCTTTGTCAGCAACCGCGGGGCCGGTCAGCCAGGCCTCTATATCCCCTACGCAGACGGTCAGATCGGCGGCAATCTTAGCGTCGGCGGCAATATCAACTGCACCAATGGGGTCTACGCCAATTACTTCCAGTCGAACACAGGCATCTATGCCGCCGGTCAGATTACCGGCGGTACGATTGTCGGTAATGGTGACGTCAAGGCCGGGAATGCTTGTTACGCTGGCACTAGCTACGTCAACGATTTGTATCTCGCTTATGACCCGGGTTCCGGCAACAGGTATCTGAGCCTGCAGACAAACTGTGCTTTGCTCTTTCAGAACAGCACTGGCGTCGCCTGGTGGCAAGCTGGGCCACAAGTCTGGATTATGAGCACGGAGTGCTACAACAATATCGGTCCGGTCGGTGGGCATGGCGCTTATTTCGATCTCTCCGATCGGCGCCTCAAAGACGAAAGCACGATCACACCGGCCACACAGGGGTTGCCGGAAATCCTCCAACTCGCGCCGGTCGAATTCAAGCGCCTGCCGCTCCCGGCGCCGTCGGTAGATGGCTCGGAGGCTGCCCCGGCTGAGGTGCTCTGGGAGCTTGGCTTTATCGCGCAGGACGTAGCGGCGGTCTTCCCGGCAGCCGTCTCCGCAGTCGGCGTCCAGTTGCCGGATGGCAGCGGCGGCAAGGACGACCCCAATCCAACTTTGGCGGTGACCTCGAGTGCCATCGTGGCGGCAATGGTCAACGCCTTTAAAGAACTCGACACCCGCCTTAAGGCGTTGGAGGGAGCCTGAAAATGGACACGCTTAACATCACGCTGCAGGCCAGCGAATGGAATCAGGTCATCGCGGTTCTCAGCGAGGCCCCGTATAAGGTCGTCGCACCCCTTATCACCCAAATGGTTCAACAGGCTCAGGCGCAGCAACAGCCGCAGCTGCAACAACCCCGTCCCAATCTGCGGACCGTCGACGAACCCGCCTGATGGACGTCGTTTCCTTCCCAGAACCGTTCAAGATCCTGTTCCAGCCGAAGCGCTACAAGGTCATGTACGGTGGCCGCGGCGGCGGTCGATCGTGGTCGTGCGCCCGCGCCCTCTTGATCATCGGCCTGGATCGCCCGGTGCGCATCCTGTGCGCTCGCGAATTACAGAACTCGATCTCGGAATCGGTGCACCAGCTGCTGTCCGACCAGATCCACGAGATGGGCCTCGGCGACTGCTACCGGATCCAGCGCGACCGCATCATCGGCGAGAACGGCACCACCTTCACGTTCGAGGGCATCCGCAACAACGTGAACAAGATCCGCTCGTTCGAAGGCATCGACTACGTGTGGGTGGAAGAAGCAAACAAGGTCAGCGCCAACTCGTGGGAAGTGCTGATCCCGACCATCCGCCGCGAGGGATCGGAGATCTGGATCACGTTCAATCCCGAGTTGGAGGAAGACTATACCTACCGGCGCTTCGTCAAAAACGCCGACCCCGAAACAATGACGGTCATCAAGACGACCTGGCGGGAGAACCAGTTCTTCCCCGCCGTCCTGATGCAGGAAAAGGACGCCCTCAAGGGGTTGGACTACGACAAGTACCTGAATGTCTGGGAAGGTTTCCCCCTCCAGATCCTGGAAGGGGCGGTCTATGCCCGAGAGATGCGCCGGGCCCAAGAGGAGGGCCGCATCACCCAGGTTCCCTGGGAGCGCAGCTGGCCCGTGGATACCTACTGGGATCTGGGCCGCGCCGACGCCACTGCGATCTGGTTTATTCAGCGTGTCGCGATGCAGTACCGCGTGCTGGCTTATTACCAGCAGCGGCTCGAGGACATCACCCACTACATCCGCGAACTGCAGCAGCGGCAATACATCTACGGCACGATGTGGCTGCCGCACGATGCCCGCGCCAAGCAGCTGGGAACCAAGCGCTCGATCGAGGAGGTCGTCAGGCAGGCGGGCTACCGGGTGCAGATCGTGCCGCGCCTCTCAATTACCGACGGCATCAATGCCGCCAGAATGGTCTTCCCGGCCTGCTGGTTCGATGAGAAGGCCTGCGAGGACGGGCTGCACGCGCTCAGGCACTACAGATACAAGGTCGACTCCAGCGGCTCTTTCTCGAAGGAGCCGATGCACGACGAGGCCTCGGATGGCTCAGACGCCTGGCGGATGTTCGCCGTCGCCTCGGCCGAGCGCAAAGGCGCCACCGATCAGGCTGTCGGCGTCATGGACAGGCTCAAAGGATACGCCTCTGCAGCGCTGAAGCAGCGGGCGGAGGCGGTCGAGGAATTCAGCGGCCGCCGGATGAGCGGTTCAGGATGGATGCGATAGCGAATGCGCGGTAACGGCGCTCCCGATGTCGTAGCGCTGAGCTACCTCGGCACCGACAACGTGCTCGAGGAGGCGCGAGAGCGATTCCGGGCCTGCAGCGAGTGGGAAGCCGCCTTCCGCCGCAAGTTTATCGACGACGTCAAATTCGCGGCCGCAGACACGTACAACGGCTGGCAGTGGCCCGATGAGATTCGCAAGACCCGCGACCTCAGCGATCGGCCCTGCCTGACCCTGAATGTCGTGCGGCAGCACAACCTGCAGATCGAGAACGAATCGCGGCGGAACAAGGCCTCCGCCCGGATCCTCGGGATGGGCAACGGCGCGACGCAGGAATCGGCCAACGTCGTCAAGGCGATCATCCGCCACATCGAGTACACATCCAAGGCCCAGCGCAACGCCTATACGCCAGCCCGCCACTACCAAGTCGCAGGCGGTATCGGCTGGTGGCGGATCGTCACCGACTACGAGAGCAATGACTCGTTCGATCAGGAGATCTTCATCCAGGGCATCCCGGATCCGATGAGCGTCTACATGGATCCAGACTGCCAGCGGCTCGACTGCAGCGACTCGCGCTACGCCTTTGTTTTCTCGTTTCTGCCGCGCGATCTCGTCCTGAGCCTGGTGCCGGATTACCCGTGGGACGTCGGCGCCCCAAAGATGCCGATCGGTATCGCCCCCGGTGAGAGCTTCTTCATCGAGAAAGACCACTGGATGGTCTGCGAGTATTTCCGAAAGGTGCCGAGGCAGGACAAGCTGATCAGCTTTATCAGCCGCGGCGAGCGCCAGACGGTGCGCGCCTCGACCCTGCCTTCCGAATCCCGCGAGGAGTTGATGCGGGATCCGCTGACCCTGACCCGCAACGTCGTCGATCAGGTAATCGAATGGAAGCTCATCGTCGGCGACCAGATCATCGACGAGACGATCTGGCCAGGCAAGTACATCCCGCTGATCCGCTGCATCGGTGAAGAGAACGTTGTCGGCGGTCTATTGGATCGCTGCGGTCACACCCGCAGCATGCAAGACGCTCAGCGGATGTTTAACTACAACGCCTCGGGTTCGGTCGAGTTCGGCGCGCTGCAGTCAAAGACGCCGTGGGTTGCCGCTGCCGCTTCGATCGAGGGGCTGGAGCAGATCTGGAACACCGCCAACACCGAGAACCATGCGGTACTGCCATTCAAACATGTCGATGACGACAACCCTGACAAGGACATACCGCCTCCGACACGCATCGAGCCGCCCGCTTCGTCACCACTCTTCAACGACGGCATGAAATCCGCGTTCGAATGGATGATGATGACCTCAGGCCAGTACGCCAACCAGCAAGGCCAGATGGGCAATGAGCGGACTGGCACTGCCATTCAAGAACGCCTGCAGCAGGGCGAGACGAGCACCTACCACTTCCAGGACAACTACGAAGACGCCTTGGTCTACACCTACCAGCAGATCATCGACCTGATACCGAAGATCTATGACACCAGGCGGATCAAGCACATCCTGGCTGACGACGGCACCGAAATGGAGGTCGATATCGACCCCCGTGCACAGCAGGCCTACGTGCAGGAGATGGACAGGCAGAACACCGTTGTTCGCCGCGTCTTCAACCCGACGATGGGCAAGTACGACGTGGCGGCGGAGGTCGGGCCAAACCTGACCTCGAAGCGCAAGGAAGCAGTCGAAGCGCTGACCTTGATGCTGACCGAGGCGCCTGCCCTGACCGGCCTGATCGGCGATATCTTGTTGAGGAACATGGAGTTCGACGACGCTCAGGAAGCAGCGCTGAGGTTGAAGCGCATGGTGCCGCCGCAGGCGCTGGGACAGGGCCCGACCCAAGCCGAGCAGCAGCAGCAGATGATCATCCAGCAGCTGCAGTCGGCGCTGCAGGAGTCGATCCAGCGGCAGGGCAAGAACGAGCTCAAATTGGTCGGCAAGGATCAGATGCGCTCGATCGACATCTACGAGGCGGAAACCGATCGCATCAAAGCGCTGGCGCCGATGCTGCCGATGGACCAGGAGGGCGTCGAAGCACTCATCACACAGCTGGTCGACACCGCCCTCAAAACGAATCTCATGCCCATCCTCGAGCGGAACATCAGTCAGGTGCACGAGCAGTCCGGGAACGAGGAAGAAGAGATACCGCCGCACCCCGCCGCCACCCGAGCACCGGACGGGCACTATTACCTCGTCGATCCGACGCGCCAGGGCCGCTACCTGCGCCTCGAGCCGCTGGTCGAGCAGGAAAGCGCGACAGGGCGGGGCAGTAGCAGGCCGGGCGGCACGGGCGGGGGAGGCTAAATGTCCGACAATCCGCTAGCCCCGAGCAGGCAGACGCGGCTGACCGACGACGGCAACCAGCTTACCTCGCCCCGGTTTACCGCCAACCCGGATGTCGACCTCACCAGGGTGCGGCGCGAGCTCGTCGAGTTGGCCCGAGCGGGCGCCGAATGGCTGCCCGAAGGTTACAACGTCGTCGTCACCTCGGGCGATCGGCCAAAGCCGAGGCTCAAAGGCTCACGACACAAGGGCGGCGGCGCGATCGACGTTCAGATCATCGGGCCGAACAACGAGCGCATCCCGAACGAGGGTCCCGCGGGCGGCGGACCGCTGTACCGCCAGCTGGCGCACGGCATGTACAACGAGGCCTTGCGCCGCGACCCCGAGCTTGCTGCCCAGCTAGGCTGGGGCGGTGAGTTCGAATCGGTGCCGCCTACCCGGACCCGCCCCGGTTCGGGCCTGGCCGACTACATGCACTTCGATCTCGCCGGAAGGCGGGGGCAATGGCGGCAGGAGGGCTGGGCGCAGCCAGCAGCGCCTGGAGCGGGGCCGACCACCCAGCTCGCGGCCGCAACCCCTGCGGTTCCTCCTGTTCCGCCTGCGCCAGCTGTCCCACCTGGGACAGCACCTGGGACAGCTGCGGCGCCACCCCCCGCCGCGGCGCCTATCCCGCCGATGCCGGTCATCCCAAACCTGGCTGGAGACCCGCGCAGCTGGCCCCCGATCACCAATGTCCCGCCAGATCTGCAGGGTCCGGTCCCCTTGGCGCCGCCGCCGCAGACCGCGGCAGCCACAGCACCGCGCGCCAGGGTTCAGCCGCTGGTGCAGACCGGCGCCCCATTACTGACGCCTCAGGCGGAAGCTCCGCCCACACCTTTCGCGCAAGTCCCCGGCGGCGGATTCGGCACTGGGCTCAGACCGCCGCCGGGGCGGATCCAGCCCACAGAGCCGACGCCGCCGAGCTACGCTGTCCCGCAGGAGGGGCTCCCGGACGAACCTCCGAACCAGCTGCTCAGCGGGCTGTCGACCTCGCCGCAGCCGCAGACCCTCGACCCCAGCCAGCACCTGCCCAGTTACCAGCCGAACCCCGACCTCGCCCCCAACCTCTTTTCGGGCGGAGCGGTGCCGGGCGCCGTCGGCCAGAGGAGGGAAGAGGACCGTCAGGCAGGCGGGCCCACCGATCTACAGCGGCCCCCTGCGCAGGGCGGAGGGGCAGGCGGTCCGAGCGGGCAGGGCGATGCGCAGTACAAGCGGCCCGAGGAGATGACCACCGCGGACATCATCCGGCTTGCCGCCGGGATGGCGCGCGGTGCGATTCGCGGCGTGCCGGTCAGCTACGATCCGTTCGCCGCTGGGAAGTTCAAGGCCGACACCTCATTCCCGAAGAGCGCCCTCGATTACTCGCCGATCGGCAAGCTGACCGGAGGCCCCCCTGGCGCGATCAGCGACAAGGTGCCAGGCATCCCGACCCGGCAGGCGACCGCGGCGGCCGCCGCTGAGCCGCCGCTTTACCGTCTCCTCGGCGTCGGTCGCGGCGGCATCAGAGGGAGCGGCGGCGGCTATTCGTGAGCGACTCCGGCGGCACCCGCCTCACGGTCGATGACGACAACCAGCTGAGCCCACGCACGCCTGCCGCAAACCCGCTGGCACCCTACGGCTACGAGGATCCGCAGGCAGGTTATTACCCGCCACTGCCCGAGGGCGTGCGGCATCGCTGGTTCTGGGAAGACCACCCGGAGCGGCCCTACGCCTCTGGGCTGCCGAAGCTGGCGGAGCGGCGACAGCGTCCGACGTGGGGCGAGATGGGGGATGCCGCCGCACGGTACGGCACGCAGATCGCCCAGGGTCTCTGGGATGCCGGTCCGGGCGCGATCAAGCGGGTAATGACCGGCGAGGTGCAGCCGGGGACACCCGAGTTCAATCAACTCGGCGCCGATGTGGCGATGAACGTCGGCATGCTGGCGGCGCCGATACCGCGGCCTTACGGGTCACTCGGCCAGTTTGGCGCCTATCACGGGACCGGGGCTCTCTTCACCAAGTTCTCGAACGACTTCATCGGCACCGGAGAAGGGCATCAGGTCTACGGGCAGGGCATGTATGTCGGCGGTCACGAGGGCACCGGCAAAACCTACCAGAAGTCTGTCGGCGGCAGTGAGATGGTGCCCGCCGATGAAAGGGGAATGCCAGTTACCGGCGTCGCCCTGGCGCGCAAATTCTACGAACCGGGCCAGATCGTTCCTGGCTACGGAGGCGAATATGACAGGGTACTTCGTTTCAACGAACACCCTGACGGTTACAACTGGTCGGTCGATGTCGAGAGGGTGGCCCCTATTAGGCCACCTATGACCGGCCACCCACAAATCGGTGGGCTTGCGGATCACCTCAAGGAACCCGACAACCCGGAGAAGTGGCGTGTGATCGCTGGTCAGCGCAGCCACTCCACGATGCCCGATGAAAGAGATCTTTCAAGGATTGCTGCCATACGTGGTTGGGAGATGCGCCCGAAGGGTCACCTGATGGATGTCTGGGTCGTCCCGGAGCACCACGATTTTTTGGATTGGGATCTGAAGCTGTCACAACAGGAGCCTGGGGTTCTGGCGAAATTGCAGGACGCAGGCCTCGCCCCCCTCACTCCATCCTTCTTGGAAATGTCGACCGGCCAAGAGTTGTACAAGATGATAGCCAGCCAACACATGAATGCTGTCCGCAGGGAGGGATACGTAGGCAGAGAGGCGCAGGTTCTAGCCGAACGCAGGGCGTCCAAGGAACTGGACGATATCGGCGTCGTCGGTAACCGCTACGCCGACCAGTTCTCAAGGAACGTCAAGCTCGAATACACCGGCACCGAGCCGATCAATCCGGTGGTCCAGAACTTTATGAGTGAAAATCATAAAACTCCGATGGATTTGGAACGGCGCATACGGGCGATGATGGATGAGGACCATATGCGCCAAACCAATGAGCGCTTCCTGGTGGCCGGTAAGAGGCAAACCAATCCCAACTACCAGTTGACCGACGCCGACCGCGCTTGGGCTAGGCAAAGCGCCGAGCAGACTATGGATTATTATCGGGAAGGGCTCGACTGGTTTAATAAAAATAAGCAGCATTTTAAAGAAGGAAAGAAGACCTACAACTACGTGGTCTTTAATGCCGACAACATCGAAGTGAGGGCGATCGACAAGATCCCCGTCAGCCGCTTCGAAGGGGATCCATTCGGCAAAAAGAAATAGCCTAGAGGACATATGAGAGCGCACTGCCACTTTGCAGTCCGCGACGCTGCCAAGCAGATCGCGGGAATGGTCTACGACCGCCTGATGGCAAACGACCTCTGCTACGCGGCCTGGAAAAGGCAGAACCCTGGCGTCACCGCGAAAGAGCTCGAGCGCCGCTTCATCGAACGCAACTGGGGCATGTGCCTCGGCTCCGCCCGCCAATACCTGGCGGCCCAACTCAGTAACCCGAACGTGCCGGAGGCCCAGAAGATCGAAATTCTGGACGTGCTGGCAAAGGACAACACCTTGATCAGAGGACGCACCCGTGTCTGACACCCCCCAGACCCCGCCCGAAAATCAGCAGCTGACGGTCGACAACCAGGCGCCGCCGCCTGAAAACCAGCAGCAGCCCGACAATCAACAGCAGCAGACCTCCGAGCAGCCGCCTGTTCCACGTGAAACAGATGAGACGAGGGCCCCAGATTGGCGCGATCGGCGGATCGGAGAGCAGCAGCAAAGGCTGAGGGAGCGCAATGCCCGAATCCAGCAACTCGAAGCCCAACTCGCCCAAGTCGCTGGTCAGACCCAGCCGGGCTATCAACCTGACCCAGCGCCTCCAGGCTATCCGCAGCAACCCGCTTATGCCCAACCCGTCGGGGACATCCAAAGGCAAATCAACGAAGCCGCGGCCGCGATGGCACAGCAGGCAGAGTTCACCCGGCGGTGCAACGACGTAGCCGAGGCGGGCAGGCGGGTGTACCAGAACTTCGACGCCCGCGTGCAGCGCCTCACCGGCTTGGTCGACGGCAGCGATGCCTCTCAGGTCGAGCGCTACAACAACTTCCTGCGCGCCTGCATGCAGACCGGGCAAGCCAGCCGCCTGATCTACGAACTGGGCGGCGACCTCGACGAGGCCTCGCGCATCATGGCGCAGGACGCGATCGGCATGGCCACCGAGCTCACCCGCATGTCGATGCGCACCGGAAGCGAAGCCTCGGGCGCGCCGCGGCCCGTCAATCCGGTGGCTTCCTTGGCTCAAAGCAATCGGACAATGATCCAGCCCGACGATCCCGACGGCGCCGATCAGCTGTCGACCGACGAGTGGATGCGGCGCCGCGACGAACAGGTTGTGACACGCCGCCAACGCACCCTGGGGTAAGGAGGAAATCGTGGCTGAATCTGGATCTCGCACGCCCGCCTCTACCGTTACAGCTAGGCAAAACGCTTTGAAGATCGCTAGAGAACCAGGGCCGACATCAGTTGGCAGTTCCAGCGCACAAAGCACTACCACCGACTTGCGCAGGGAGCTCAGTGACAAGGGTTTGCCGGGCTTCAAGAAGGGCGGCAAGGTCAAAAAGACTGGTGTGTACAAACTGCACAAGGGCGAGAAAGTATTGACCGCGAGTGCAGCGAAGAAGCATCGGTAACTCGAGCGCCGCCGAGCGTCGCGGCGACATTACTGCCGGTCCCAGTCCCGTCTGACTGGTGCTCGCCCCCGGAGGCGTAAGTCCGGTGTTCGGTCCCGCCCCGTCTGGCGGTGTCTCAGGACTATTCAGAGGTGCCTGGCCTCGTTCCGAGATCAGGAGTGCCCGCCGTGGCCAACCAATTGCTTACGATTAACATGATCACCAGGGAGGCTGTGCGACTCTGGAAGAATTCAAATGCGTTCCTCCAGAACGTCGACATGCAGTACGACGACTCGTTCGCTGTCAGCGGTGCCAAGATCGGTTCGTCATTGCGGATCAGGCTGCCCAATGACTTCACCGTCACCACCGGACCCGCGTTGAATGTCCAAGATACCGCCGAGCAGTCGACGACGTTGGTACTGGCCACCCAAAAACACGTCGACGTCGCCTACTCTTTGGCGGATCGCACTCTCAGCCTTGATGACTATTCTCGGCGCATTCTCGCTCCTATGGTTAATAACCTGGCTGGTGCAGTTGCAGTGGATCTGATCCAGGGCGCGGAGGGTGGCATTTGCAACATCGTGGCAAATGTCGACACCAACAACGCGATCCAGGCCCCAATCGCTAGCACCTACTTGCGGGCAGGCGCGATGCTGCGCAATAATAGCGCTCCGGTCGCAAATTGGAAAATTGTCAACAGCCCGGACACCGAAGCCAGTGTCGTTGCTTCTCTGACTGGTCTGTTAAACCCGGCCCCGGAAATCAGCCGCCAGTACGTCACAGGACGTATGTATGACGCTTTGGGGTTCATCTGGATGGCGGACCAGACCGTCATCACTCATACTAATGGCAGTCTTGCACAAGGCTCAGCTACGGTAAATGGCGCAGGTCAAACTGGCCTATCGCTTGTTGTTAATGCTCTCGCTGGGAGCCTCAACATGGGCGATATTATTACTATTGCTGGCGTACATGCTGTCAACAGGATAACAAAACAGTCCTACGGGCGGTTGAGAACATTCGCCGTTACCGCGAATGTGCCGACGGGTTCGACGGTGATTCCGATCTACCCGGCGATCGTGCCAGCGCTCGCGCCCGGCGTGCCGCAGCAGTACCAAACGGTCGACGTTGCCCCGGCGACAGGTGCGGCGGTCAACCCGGCTATCGGTCTCGGTGCAGGCGAGGCCTACACCAAGAACTTCGCCTACGCACCGGAGGCGGTGACGCTGGCGACGGCGGATCTCGAGATGCCGCGCAACGTCCACGAGGCAGCCCGCGAGGAATTCGATGGAGTGTCCATGCGGATGGTCACGGACTACTTCATCGGAACTGACCAGCTTATTACCCGGCTGGACGTCCTGTACGGATACCTCTGGATCCGGCCCGAGTGGGCCGTCGTGGTGGCGGACCAACTCTACCAATGAGGTGACCGATGAACTGGCGCGAGAAGATCATATCGGACTGGCCCAACGAACCGCAAAAGATCGCCCGCGCCAAGGTCGCCCTCGCCGCACTTGATCAAGCCCTCGGCGAGCTAGCGGGGCTCGGTCACCCGCTGCACATCGAAGAGGGCTACGTCCCACCGCCGCCTCCAGGGTGGCCAAAGGCGGTGTTCCATGTCCTAGCGGGCGCGCGGGTTGTGCGCTCGCAGCGTGAGCTCGATGAGCTTGGCGAGGACTGGTTCGGGACAATGGAGGAAGCTCGCCAAGCCGAAGGCATGAGAATGCAAATG